AAGGTCTACACTCAAGACGTTACTTGAGGCAGACGGATTATTGCCGCCAGTATTGCCAGAAGGTACATATGATTACAGAAAAATGGATGGTGAAATAAAGATATTTGGCGGTGGTTCAATAATGTTATTTGGTCTTGACGATGCTACACGCATTGCATCTATGAATCTTTCAGGCTGTGCTGTTGACGAGGCCGTTGAGCTCTATGAAAGAGATTGGACGATGTTACGTGGCCGCATAAGATTATCACTTCCAAATCTCAGGAATCAATTATATGGTGCTTGCAATCCATCTACTCCGCAACACTTTCTTGCAAAGCGATTTGGGTTGGGGGGTGGCTATAAGTGTTCTGTGAACTGTGAAGCAATAACAACAACTAGCAGAGATAATTGGTTTTTGCCTGAAGATTATCTTGTTGACCTAGAAACTATGACAGGAGTTGCACGCAAGAGATACGTGGAAGGATTATGGGTGGGTGCAGACGGTCTAGTATATGACCAATGGGATGAGTCAAAGTTTATTGTTGATGATGTTCCAGATTCATTTGACCGAGTAATTGTTGGAATGGACATGGGATACAATAATCCTGCTGTACTTTTGCTTATCGGTATTCAAGACCAGCGTTTGTATATAATTGACGAATGGTATGAACGCCAAAAATTAGAACAGGAAGTAGTTGAAACTGCTTCAAGGTGGAAACAAGAACATCCAGAAATTGACTGTTTTGTTGTAGACCCATCTGCCGCAGGACTTCGGGCATCTATGAGAAATGTAGGCCTAGATGCCATACACGCAAATAATACAGTGTTTACAGGAATACAAGCAGTAGCAAGAAGATTGTCTTTTGATAAAAGTAAAAAACAAAGAATGGTTATTCATCGAAGGTGCTCAAACTTAATAAGGGAGTTTGGTTCATATGAATGGGCAGCAAATAGAGATGGTACAATGAAAGACCAGCCAAAGAAGGAACACGACCACGCACTTGATGCACTGAGGTATGCTGTAGTAGAAATAGACGGCTTGCGGACCACCCCATCAATACGGGTTATTGGGGGTACTAGTGATGACGCACACAAAATAGACCCACTCAACAATGAACGGTTGTGGACGGAGATTTGAAAATGCTTGAAAAGTTCATGAAGGGCAAGAACGAAAAAAACGCAACCACGAAGGCAACTGACAGAGAGGCCTACATGGGGGCAAGCGTTCCCGCCTGGGAAAAATTCAGCATGGGCGTTCAACGAACACGCGGATATACGGCGTTGATGCAGCGGTTTCATGGTTGGGTCTATGCTGCTGCGATGATAAATGCTCGTGGAGTTGCAAGCCAGCCAATCAAGTTGTATTCCATGCAGCCTAGAAATGGTATGAAGTCAATTGTGAATACAAAAAAGGTGAGCTCTCAAAAAGCAGCGTATTTGCGTGGCGAGATGGAAGCCAAGCCATCAATCTTTGTTCAGAGAAAAATGATGGCTGGTTGTGATGTTGTCGAAGTTCACGAACACCCTGTTCTTGAATTACTTGATAATCCTTCCCCTGAGATGGACGGCTACACGTTGACGATTCAGAGAATGTTGAATCTTCAGTTGACAGGAAACGCATTTCTGCACCCGATTGTTTCTGAAACCATTGGAGTTCCGATTGAGTTGTGGAATATGCAAAGCGACATGGTGACAATTGTTCCAGATGGCAAAATGGACTTGGTGGAATCCTACGTCTATGGCAAACAACCAAATGCGGTTGACCTCAGAAAAGATGAAGTCTTGCATGAGAAACAGCCAAATCCAAGTAACCCGTTCTATGGGATGGGCTGGGTGGTTGCTGCACTTGATGCCGTTGATTTGCTCAACTCGATGGACAAATATGAGCAGAATGTTCTCGATAATCAGGCACGACCCGATTGGGCAATCATGGTCAAAGAGCATTTGACAGACGGACAGTACCAGCGATTGATGCAACAAGTTGAAAGACAACTCGGTGGAAAAAATAATAGAAGCCGCCCATTCATTTTTGAAGGTGGAACGGACGGGAAGCCGATGTCATTTTCACCGCAAGATTTGGCGTTTGATTCTGGTGAGAAGCGTAAGATTGAAGTCATCGCTGCAATTGCTGGGGTTCCTGTCACAAAATTGAAAGCGAATGACCCGAACCTCGCTAATGCCCGCGAGGGAAATTTGGGCTGGCTCCGAGATACCATCGTCCCATACTTGACACTCGACGAATCATTCTTGAATCGTCAATTGCTGCCCATGTTTGGAATGTTTGCAGATACTTTGTTCCTTGCCTACGATGACCCTGTTTCTGCTGACCGTTCACAGCAAGCAACAATTGATGCAAGCGACATCAACGCAGGAATCAGAACAAGAAATGAAGTCAGAGCAGAACGCGGTCTTGAACCAATCTCTGAAGGTGGAGATGAATTGTTTGTTCCTGCTGGCTCAGTTCCAATTGATATTGCAATCGAACAAGCAAGAAATCCTCAACCAATGTTTGGTCAATTCAGCAAAGAGTCACCCGACAAAGAAAAGTCAGATGACAAAAATACAGAACTGATTGCTGAACTTCAACAACTTCAAAAGCGTGTTGAAGAATTGGAAACAACCAAGGTGTCCAAGGGTCAAGATTGCATGGACGCAAAAATCCCCAAGTTGATTGAAGAAGGATATTCACAAGAACAAGCAGCAGCAATTGCATATTCCTATTGCTACGACAACAAAACAAAGGTCGAAGAAAAAAGCAACGACTGCGACTGTAAAAAAAAACATGATTCAACAAAAGAAATGTGGGATGAATCGCGTTCTCTAATAAGTCAAAAACGTGCGCCGATTGACAGTGGAAACAATGAATGGGAAACAACGCTTGAATTGTTTTCATCACCGATGGGCGATTTCCGTGATGATTTAGTCAGGTTGTTTGGAAAAGAGATTGAACGCCACCTCAACATGGCTGGGGGAATGGGTGAGTTCATAACGAGTGTAGACGCAGAACAAAAAATCAGAGAGGCCACAAATCAATTTGTTGATGATGTCATGCTCACATCTGGTCAAAGAGAATTGGACAGGCTCGGAGTTGACTTACAATTCAATCGACTCGACCCCATTATTGCAAGCACTCTTGAAAAATACAAAAGTCAATTGGTTGAAACACTTATTTTTGGTACAGGAAAAGAAATTGCTGACAAGGTTGCTTTAGGCATGAGGCATGGAGCATCGACAGATGAAATTGCAGATGACATCCGTTCATTGTTGGAAGCAGAACCAGAAACAGGAAGAATCCCAATTGAAGCAAGAGCAGAAATGATTGCAAGAACAGAAGTTGCACTCATCAATGAAATTGGCAGACTTGATGCGTGGAACCAATCTGGCGTGGTCGCAGGAAAGCAATGGGTTGTCGCTGCTGGTGCTTGTGAATCATGCAGTGCAATGGGAAGATTGCAACCAAATCCAATTCCAATCAATGAGGCTTTTGCAGGTGCGGGTACGCCTCACGCCAAAGTTGGTGATGTGATTCCTTGGAGTCCCATTGGTGGAGTAGGCGGTGCATTGCAGACTCCACCATTGCATCCGAATTGCCGATGTACAATGGTCGAGGTATTAAATGATGAAGATTTGAAAACAAGGTATGAATTATGAACAACGAACATGACAGAATTGATTTGAAAGACTACACAGCGAACTTGAATGCTGACATTCCTGCTCGGACTTGTGTTGCATACATTTCCACCGACACGGTTGATGAGGAAGGCGAGGTGGTTCTTCCATCAGGAATTCAAACTAATCGCTTCAAATCCACAGGAACGGTTTTCTGGAATCATAATTATGATGACCCCGTTGCCATTTGTGATTGGCTCGAAGTCAATGAAAAAGGCGTGGTTGCTTCAACAAGATTCCCAGAACGTCCAGAAGGACATCAAGGCGAATGGCGTCCCGATGCAATTCTGTCTCTTGTTGCTGCTGGATTGTGTCGTGGAGTTTCAATCGGTTTTTCCTATCTTGAAACAAGAGAGCCAACGCAAAAAGACAAGCAGCGTTTCAAATCAACAGGAAATGACTTGCAACGTGTTGTCAGCAAATCACGGTTGCTGGAATACTCGTTTGCTCCGTTGCCCATGAATGAAGATGCACTCGTTGTTGCTGCAAGCAGGGGGTTCATCAAGCAAGATGGAACCATCGACAGCAGAGCAGTGAAGGCTTTTCGGCTCAAATCAGAATCAGAAAAAATCGGTGGCAGCATCCAATTGAAATCGTCTGGAGCATTACGGTTGAGGGATATTGACACAGCAAAATTGACACTATTGGAAATCGAACGTATGCAAGGCCGCGTCTATTGACTCGGATTGGTATATTGATGGTAAGTTTGTCGCAACGAATGAAGCGTGCCGAGGCAATAGCGAGTCGGATGCAATTTCAGAAGCAGGGCAATTCGTAAACAATTCAAATTTTTTTGGAAAATATACAATGAACAAACAACAAGTTCTCAAACAAATTCGCACCTTGAGTGTGAAACAATGCAAGCAACTTGAAGTAGAAGAGCCATTTGAAGGTGAAGGTACAGTTGAAGCAGTCATGGCATGGCTTGGAGATTCAGTTCTCTTTGGTGCAGACGGCAACGAGTTGGACTTGGCTGCTGTATTTGCAGCAGATGACCCAGCAACACTTTCACTTCATTCAGGCTATCCAGAAGCAGACGAACCAGCAGCAGAAGAAATGATTGCAACCGAAGTGGTTTCAAGCGTTGATGCTCCTGCTATCGCAGAAGCAATGGAACTTCAAGGAGCAACTCAGGCAGCGATACGTCGTGGCGTTCGTGATGCAATTCGTAAAACTCAAAAGTCAGCACTTCCACGCACAAGTGATGTCACTGTAGGTTCTAACATGAAAAAAGCAAAACAATTCAATACAGGCCAAGACCAATTTCTTGCTGGTCAATGGCTTGGTGCAAAATTGCTCAGGCAACCAAATGCAATCAAGTGGTGGGACAACAATGCCCCATCGGGTTTGAAAGCACAAAGTGAAGGCACAAACAGTGCTGGCGGGTTCTTGGTTCCTGACCCGCTTGAAGCAGCAATCTTAGATGTTCGTCAAGAATACGGAACTTGTAGGAAGGTTGCACGAACATACCCAATGACTGCTGACACTTTGAATATACCTTCTCTCACAAGTGGCTCAACCGTGTACTATCCAGGTGAGGCAACAGCCATCACTGAATCTTCTGCTGTATGGGGCAACGTGGGTTGCACAGCAATCAAGCGTGCTTGCTTGATGAAGTGGTCTGCTGAACTTGGCGATGATGCATTATTCTCACTCGCTGATACTTTGTCAGATTATATGGGAAGGGCACTTGGAATCCGCGAGGACACAGAGTTCATTCAGGGCGACGGAAGTTCAAGTTTTGGTTCTGTTACTGGATTGAAAAACAAAGCACACTCATTCGTGACAGGTGCAGGTGACAATTGGGGTGCGTTGACTTTGGCTAACCTCGTTTCAACAGTCGGCACGCTTGGTGACGAATATCACACAGGTGCGTCTTGGATAATGAGTCGACAATTCTTTGCACAAGTTGTGTTGAGAGTTATTGCGGCAGCAGGTGGCAACACTATTGATTCCCTTGGGGTTGGCTCATCAGGCGCACAATTACTTGGCTATCCAATCAATTTCAGTGACCAATGCCCAACTGCAACAGCAACTGACATTGATACTGTCTACTTTGGAAACTGGGTGGATGGCGTTGTATTTGCTGACCGTCAAGGAATTGAAATTGCTACAAGTGAGCATGTGAACTTTGCTGAAGACCAAATCAATATTCGTGCTACATCACGATATGACATTCAGGTTCACGATGGTTCTGCATTCGTGGCATTGGCAACAAGTGCCTAAGACAGTGAATGATTGAACGGACGGGGAGGTGGGCATTGCTCATCTCCCCGAAGTTCAGACAACTTGAGGAACACAAATGGCAACAAGTTCGACATCCATTACAAGTTTGCAAGCACTCAAGAGATACTTGAGACTGACAACCTCGGATGATGACCGAATGTTGACAGAATTGCTCGACGCTGCAACAAATAGAATTGAAGAATTCTGCCAGCGTACTTTTGTATCTGCAACATACAAGCAGTTTATCGGTGGCTCTGGCTCAGGGACTCTTTCACTTCCAAACTTTCCTGTCACAGCGATTCGGAGGTTGGGATGGGAAAGAAAAAATGCCATCTCAGTTGACGCTTCAACAGCAACAGACTTAAGGGCAACGGTCGAAGTTCAAAACGACAAGATTGTTTTGAAGCGGTGGGATTCTGTCGGTGCAGAAACTGAAACAAGTATTGCATTCGCGGATTATCTGACAACAGCACTGATGGCAACACAAATCACAACAATCTCAGGATGGACAGCAACAGCAGATGTGACCATTTTGTGCGATGAACTTATGAGGCAAGGAGGGCAAGACGCTCTCTCATCATCTGCTCAGATGTACTACCTGAAATCCACAGGTGCAGATTATCGAGTGGACGAAGGTTCAGGTCGAATTGATTTGATTTCAGCCCAATCAGAAGCACAGTGGTTTCCATTCGACCCCAACGCGGTTTCTTTTCCAAGAGGCTCCCACAATATCTTTGTAGACTACACTGCTGGCTACGCTCAAACAAGCGTCCCAGACGCACTTCAAGAAATTGCATGGGAACTTGTTTCAACCGCATATCATGGTGGCAAACACGACCCAACAGTTGCAAGTGAATCTCTTGACGGGTATTCATATTCAACGAGAAATTCAATGGAACTGAGAGATGACCAAATGCGGCGAATGTATCAATATCGAAGGAACGCCGAATGAGTCTTGCTGGCATGATTCAATCCTTGGGTGTGTCTTGTGACATTCACACTGTGACAGAAACTGTTGACGCTGGAGGTTTTCCAATTAGAACATACTCTCTTTCAAAAAGCAATGTTGAATGTGCAATCTTTCCCATTGGTGCAGATTCTGTTGTTGAGGGTGGAAGGCCGCGTGGCAAAATAACCGCAAGAGGTTATCTGCTCCCATCAATTTCAATCAATCACACTGACCGCATTCTTTTTGCGGATTCAGATTCAGGCACAATAAGAACTTTTGAAGTCACAGGCTCCAGACGTTCATTGATGCTTCATAAAGACAACCACATGCAAAAAAGGATTGTCGATTTGGTGGAGGTCGAATAATGCCTGTTCAATCCGAGTGGTTTGGAGATAAGTTTGAAGAAATGTTTGCCAAGGCAATCGGTCAGGAACTTGTGAAGTCTGCAAAGATTCTTCGGAGAAACCTATCAACTGTATTGGCAACAACAGGAAAATCACCACCATCTTCCCCAAAAGGAACCAATATTCCCTACAACAGAACAGGCACTCTTGCCCGTTCATGGCACGCATCAGCAACAGCAACTCGCAGGAGCGGAAAATTGACCGCTGGCGTTGGAACTAATGTTTTATACGCTTGGGATTTG